ACGTGGACAGGGCCATCCAGGACGTTGTGACGGGCGGCACAGACTACAACTCGGCGATCCGGAAAGTCGTCACCCAGATGACGAACAGCGGGCTGAGGGTGGTGGATTATGCTTCCGGGCATACGAACCGGGCAGACGTGGCAGCACGCAGAGCCGTCCTTACGGGCGTGAACCAGATCACGGCACAGGTCAGTGAGCACAACGCAGAAAAACTCGATACAGAGTATTTTGAAGTGTCCTGGCACCCATGTGCGAGGCCGGATCACCAGACATGGCAGGGCAAGGTGTTCAGCAAGGAAGAACTGCGGACGGTTTGCGGATATGGAAGCGTCACAGGGTTGTGCGGTGCCAACTGTAGACATTCCTTTGACCCATTTATCCCTGGCATTTCCGAACGTCTCTATCCGGATGACTGGCTGGAAGAGCAGAACAAAAGAGAAGCCCAGACAAAAGAATGGAACGGCAAGCAGCTCAATGCTTACGAACAGACACAGCAGCAGAGGAAGATGGAAACCGCCATGCGTGCCCAGCGTCAGAAGATACGGCTGTTGCAGGAAGCCGGAGCTGACAAGGACGACATCATGCTGGAAAAAGCCAGGTATCAGGGACAGCTGAACGAGTATAAGCAGTTCAGTAAGAAGATGGGACTTCTGGAACAGCGTGAGAGAATCTATCAGGATGGACTGGGCAAGGTAGCGACCAACACGAAACAGCAGAACGCACGCTATACGCCGGAAATGATGCGGAATGCAAAGATTGATTCGAACCAGTATGAACGGTACAAGGAAGTGCTGAAAGAAGATGCTGGAAGTCTTGCGGATTTCAGGCAGATGAAGTATAATGACCCTGAAAAATGGAAGTTCGTCGAAATGGATTATCAAAGACAAAAGGAGCTTCTGGAACATCCAGAGCTTAAACTACCGAATGCAGAAACGGCTATTTTACCAGAGCCTAAGTTTACGAAATATCTTTTTGATGAAAACAGTCAAAAAGGGTATCCAAAGGGAAGAGCCTTTACAGATCGCTTGGGCTATGAAATGGGAAATTGGCAGGAACTTCAAAAAGCGTTAAAACAGGGAGCTGTGAAATATCCGGCTCAGTATGTTGATAATAATGGATACGGCGACAGATATGTCCAGAAGATGATTCTTTATGGTAAAAAAGAAACACCAGCAAATGTAGTTGTAGCATGGCTCAGGACGGAAGATGGCACAACAAAGTTGACTAGTGCGTACATTAAGGAGGCGAAGTAAATGCTCATAAAGGAATATGACACAATTCTTCTAAAAGATGGACGAAAAGCAGCAGTTGTGGAGATATTAGACGATACGCATTTTCTGGTAGATGTGGGTGATTCGCCTACAGATTGGGATACTATTGATGCAACTATTGATGATATAGTGAAAGTTATTGACAACTAAGAAAAATAAGTATTTACCACTGGTCTTTCGACTGGTGGTATTTTTGTACCCATTTTTAAGGAGGTGAGAAATATAAAAAGTAAAACCTATGAAGAATTTGTCGAGAAATTCAAACCGAAGAAAACGACAGACGACTGCTATACACCATCGGAGATATACGAAGTCATAAAGGACTGGGTGTGCAAACGTTACAATATTGATCCTGAGAACGTGATTCGCCCATTCTGGCCGGGCGGCGATTACGAAAAAGACGAATATCCGCCGGGATGTGTGGTGGTGGACAACCCACCTTTTTCCATCCTGAAAAACATATGTGAATTTTATCTGGAACGGGGCATCCCGTTCTTTTTGTTTGCCCCGTCACTTACGGCATTATCCGGCAAGACTACCTGGGACAGAATGAACCATATTGTGTGCGACTGCACGATCGAATACGAAAACGGTGCAACTGTGAAGACATCGTTTATTACCAGTTTCGAACCGGAAACGGTAGCAGAGACATCACCGGAGCTGACAAAGCTGGTGAATGATACAACAGAAAAGCTGAGGCAGGAAAAGACACGGAAATTGTCAAAGTATGATTATCCGGATCATATCGTTACCGCTGCCATGATGCAGAAAATGGCACGCTACGGCGTGCATTTCAGGGTAAGGCGTGAAGAATGCCAGCATGTGCGAAGCCTGGACGCCCAAAGGGCCATGAAAAAAACGATTTACGGGGCAGGGCTTCTGCTGTCAGACCAGGCGGCAGCCAGGAAGCAGAACGCAGAAAAGCAGGCAGCAGAAAAAGCAGCAGAGGATACCATCTGTTATGAACTTTCAGAACGCGAGAGGGAACTGGTGGAAGAATTAAATAAATCAACACTGTATTAAGAAAGCGAGGATAAGAACATGAAAAAATTATTTATCAGCCAGCCAATGAAAGGCAAATCAGACGAGGAGATTTTGAGAGAGAGGAAAAGAGCAATCCAGTGTGCGGAAAGACAGTTAAATGAACCGGTAGAGGTCATTGACAGCTTCTTCCAGAGTGCACCGGCAGACGCAAAACCGCTCTGGTTCCTGGGAAAATCCCTGGAACTTCTGGCGGGTGCTGATATTGCGTATTTCACAAAAGACTGGGAAGGAGCAAGAGAATGCCGTATCGAACACACTTGTGCACTGGAATATGGCATTGAAACAGTCGTGGAAGATTATTCCAATGACTGAATACTACACAGTCACAAAAGACGCAGACAGGCTTGCACCGAACTGGCTGGCGAGCCGGATCAATTACAAGACAATCAAATTATTATACCGGGACAAAGACGGACACGCAGAACTGAAAGGGGTGAAGATTGGCGATGAAGTGGCACAGATTGGCGATACGGTACAGTTCAACGGCAGACGGTTATCCGTAGAAAGGCGGTGATCCAGGTATCTCCCTTTGAGGCACAGGGCTATGTGTCTTATTTTTATGCCCTGCCATAAGGCGTAAAACTGGGCGGCTACCCGGCCGGAGGTCTAACCGGCTATATCCCACACCGCTGAAAGAGCGGTCAATAAAACATTTCAGGAGGAACGAAGCAATGAAAAATATCTATGAGATTCTGAAAGATTACGGTCTGGAGATTCCGGAAGAGAAAAAGGCAGATTTTGACAAGTCATGGAAGGAAAATTACCGCACCAAAAACGAGTACGACAAGGCAGTGAACCAGCGTGACGAGTACAAGACTTCACTGGATACGGTAAACGAAAAGCTCAAGGAGTTTGACGGCGTGGATGTCGCAGACCTCAAAGGGCAGATCACAAAACTCCAGGACGATCTGAAAACGCAGAAAGAGACGTATGACGCAAAGGAAGCGGAACGTCTGTTTACGGATTCCGTTAGATCTGCGATCAAGGAAGCAGGCGGCAGAAATGCAAAGGCGGTCATGGCACTGCTTGACATGGATGCCTTAAGGGAATCCAAAGACCAGAGTGCGGACATCAAGAAAGCACTGGATGCCGCAAAAGAGTCTGACGCTTATCTGTTTGGCTCAGATGAACCTTTCAAGAATCCGGTCGGACCGTCCGGCGGGAACGGCGGAACGGACTCGGCACTGGCTGCCATGAGGGCAGCAGCAGGTTTACCACCTGCGGAAAGCAAATAGAAAAGGAGAGATGAAACATGGCGAATACGATTGAATTAGCAAAAAACTATCTGGATATCATTGACGAGGTGTACAAAAGTGCATCTGTGACCGCAGATCTGACCAGTGATCCGAGCATGATGCGTGCCGGAGCAAATGTAAGCGAGATCTTATACCCACAGATCGAGGTCGGAGGACTGGGAAATTACGACCGCAATTCCGGTTATACTTCTGCGGCTGTATCACTGAAATGGGCAACCGCACGCTTCAATTATGACCGTGGTGCCAAACTGGAAGTAGATACAATGGACAACCAGGAGTCTATGAACCTGGCATTTACGAGGGCAGGAGCAGAGCTGCAGAGAACCAGGGTAGCACCAGAAGCAGATGCCTTTACCTTTGCGACCATCTGCGGATTTGACGGCATCACAAAGAAAGCGGAGAACCTGGCGGATGCAGAAGCATTCCTGAAAGCCCTGATCGAGGCAAAGAACGTGATGGATGAGGACGAAGTGCCGGAAGAGGGCAGGATCCTGTATGCGACCTCGACACTGATGAACGGGGTCATGGCACTGGACACAACGAAGTCCCGTGAGATCCTGAATGCATTCAACATCAAGAAGAAGGTGCCGCAGTCCAGATTCTATACCGCGATCCATCTGCTGGACGGAAAGAGCGAGGGCGAGGAAGCCGGCCATTACAAGAGAGGCACGGCAGCCTACGAAAAGACGAAGGATTCTTCGGTGGTATCCGGGAAAACCTACTACACACAGAGCGGCAGCAGCTATGAAGCAGTCAAAAGCCCGGCAGCGGGAAGCATTTCCACCTACTACGAAAAAATTTCGGAAGAAGGCAAGGACATCAACTTCATGATCATCCATAAACCGGCGATCATCAAATTTGATAAGCACATCGCAAGCGACATCATCCCGGCAAGCCTGAATGCAAATGCAGACGGCGATATCCTGAAATACCGCAAGTATGGCCTGGTGGATTACTACCGCAACAAAGCGGCCGGCTTCTACGTGTCACACAAAGCCTGAGAGGACGGGATTATGACACAGTATACCGATTATACATTCTATACAGGGCAGTATGGCGGCGAGCTGACGGAAGAACAGTTCCGCAGGGTGATCGTGCCGGTGTCGGCACACATCCGGCGGATCACGTTTGACCGGGCAGACAGATCCATGGAAGAAGTGCAGCATGCCGCCTGTGCGTGCTGTGACCTTTTGTACGCAGACCAGGCAGCGAAAGCAGAACACCAGGGCAGGGAGGTCGCATCAGAAAACACAGACGGCTATTCTGTTTCGTATGTGCAGGAACAGGGCGGCAAAACCGCCCAGGAGATACTGGCGGGCAAGATCTACCAGACGGCGGCGTTGTACCTGGAACCGACCGGCCTGTTGAATATGGGGGTGTATGACGATGCTGACCAACACTGACGCAACCCTCTACCACCGCCATTACAATCCGGCAACCCGTCTGGATGAGTGGGGGAGTACATACATCCCGGCACTCTGGTGGTACGAGGCAGAACAGTCCAGCGTCACCACGGAAGGCAGGAAGACCGCGGACACTTTCACGGTCCGCATACCAGATATAACAGTCCTGGTAAAAAAGGATGATTACCTGGTAAAAGGTCAGTGCAGCGTGCAGATGAAGACGGCGAAAGACCTGGCCGGCACAGAGCATTTCAAGGTGTCGGCGGCAAACTACAACCGGTATGGCGGCAATCCGCACATCAGGGTGACAGGGGGTGCATGATGGCAGAGACCAGGAAAACGTTCCAGATCCGGCAGCCGCAGGACGTCCGTTACAGCGGACATGGCAGCGGCGGATTCACAGCAAGCCTAGAATGGGATGCCGGGCTTGCAGCAAGGCTTAACGGAAATCTTGCCAGGGCACAGACCTACGTGGATCAGACATGTATAGACCGTATGGAACCGGAAACACCGTTCCGGAGCGGTGTACTGAGGGAAGCGGCAACGCTTGGCACGGTTACCGGTTCCGGTCTGATCGTGCAGTCCACACCATATGCCAGAAGACAGTACTATGAGCACAAAAAGCAGTCCAAATGGTTCGAACGCATGAAGAACCGGCACAAGGACAGCATCCAGAAGGAGGCGGGTAAAATTGCATGTGGAAAGTAGCATCATCGAGAGCATCCGTACATTCTTCCTGACCTGTCCGTTTTTACATGACGGCCGGGTCAACGTGGATTACCTGGGCGAGGAGATGAGTTACTCCATCGACCCGCTCCCGTGTGATCCAGTGATCCAGAAATATGTGGATGGCGGGAAAAAGAAACAGTACCAGTTTGCGGTCTGTTCCAAGGAAACCTATGACGAGGATGCCAGGGTGAATATCGAGAACAGCGGCTTCTACCAGGGGCTTCAGGAGTGGCTGGAAGAATCCTCGGACGATGGGGAACTTCCGGAGCTGGCAAACGAAAAACAACATGCAACAGCAGTTGAAACCTTAAACAGCGGTTACCTGTACGATGCCGAAGCTAATCTTGCTACGTATCGTATCGAGTGCCGCTTAATTTATGAACAGGAGGCTTAAATTATGGCAGAAAAAAATAATAAAACGAAATTAGTCAAGAGAACCGGCAGGGTGTCCTTCTACGGCGTACCGGCCAGCGATGGGGCAGAGCCAACAGAATTTACCCGTATGGAGAAGTTCACGACACTTTCAGAGTCCAAGAACCCGACCACCTATGAACGCCAGTACGTGGACAAGGATTCCAGCGACAGCGACGTGACCGGTTACGGCACCTCATGGTCCTATAACTTCGACATGCACGAGAACAACCCGATCCTGATGGACATCGCATCCGTGCACGATGACGAGCTGACCGGGGAGACCAGGAACATCGTGGTCGTGGACTTCTTCGACAAGGGCGAAGCGACCAAAGAGGATGAATTCGTGGCAAGAAAACGTGAGTTCTCCATCCTCCCGGATGCATCCGGTGACGGAACCGATGCACTGCAGTATTCCGGGTCGTTCGGCGTGAAGTCCGAACCGGTCAAGGGCTATGCCAAGGTTGCGGCAGACGGCAAGAGCTGCACGTTCCTGGAAAAGCCGACCGTAGGCTGATGACCTGTGAACCAATTATATGAACCACTGCCGAAAAGCGTTGAGGTTGGGGGCGTCCTGTACCCGGTCAAGACGGACTTCCGGGCAGTGCTGAAGCTGATCGGGGAAGTGAAGCAGGCAGGGGAGCCGGGCAGCCGGCTCTTTCTGATCCTGCGGTTATACAAAAAAGAGATTCCGCCGGACATCCAGGGAGCCGTCCAGGCAGTCACGGATTTCATTGCCGGCATCCGGTCAGCAGAAAAGGAAAAAGAGCGTGAAGGCAGTGGAAAGCAGACGTTCAGCTATGAGAAGGATGCACCGTATATCGTCAGCGATTTCCAGAACTATTACGGCATTGACCTTCTAGCCTGTAAATATCTGCACTGGCAGAAGTTCCAGATGCTGCTGGAAGGCCTGCCGGATGATTCCGGCACGAAAACCCGCATCGGCTACCGTTCGATCGATGCCGGAAATATCAGGGACAAACAGGAACGCCAGCGGATCCAGAAGATCCAGCGGGCAATATCCCTGGAAGACGAGCGGGATGAGGAACAGATCGGTGACCTGTTCGCGGCTGCGATGTGGGGAGACTGATAAGAAGATGGGAGGCAGGAAATGGCAGACGGAACACTAAGATTTGACACTGAGATTGACGAGAGTGGATTTCAGAAAGGCTTAAAGCGGATTGAGCAGGCGGCGAAAGGTGCAACGCAGCAGACTGCCTCCGATGCACAGGACGCGGCAAAACAGGCAGAGCAGGCCGTTTCCCAGGCGGCAGATGAAGCAGGGAAAGACGCAGAAAAAGCGGCGAAGCAAGTAGTTAATACGCTGGAAGAGATACAGGATGCGGCAGAAGACGCGGCGGATGCGATCACAGATGCGGCAGAAGATGCCGGGCAGGATGCTGCAGAGTCCGTCCAGGACGCTGTGGATAATATTGTGGAATCTGTGGAAGAAGCCGGCGAGAGTGCAGCAGAAGCGGTAGAGGATGCCATGTCGGACGTTGCGGACAGCGTTTCGGATGCGGCGAAAGATGTCGGGGACAGTGCATCTGACATAGGTGACAGCATCGGGGACGGATTCGAAGAAGGGACCGACCAGGCAAGCACCGCCATTGATGCCCTTGCACAGGCTCTGCTGGCTGCCGGGGTAACTGCATCTGTCAAGGCGATCACGGACGCACTCATGGACTGCACACAGGCAAGCATGGAGTTTGAGACGGCGATGGCGAAGGTTGGCACGATCGCAGACGAATCACAGAAGCCGCTTGGTGATATGCGAAACGAGATCCTGGCATTGTCCAGCGAGACCGGTAAGAGTGTCGGGGAACTGGCAGAAGCGACCTATCAGGCTATTTCAGCATCGGTAGCGACCGAGAGTGCAGTTGATTTTGTCGGCACAGCGAATAAGTTGGCTGTTGGTGGATTTTCCGACACCACGACCGCCGTGGACATCCTGACGACCGCCATCAATGCCTATGGTATGTCGGCGGATGATGCTTCGAAGATCTCAGACGTTCTGATCACAACGCAGAACTTAGGAAAAACATCCGTTGCACAGTTAGGTGCCAGCATGGGCATGGTCATCCCACTGGCGGCGGCGTACAACATGAACCTGGAAGACCTGGCAGCCAGCTACGCATTGCTGACCGCCAACGGTACGCAGACCGCACAGGCAACGACCTACGTCAAGGCGGCACTGAATGAGCTTGGAAGCACAAGTTCCGTTGTTGGATCAACGCTCAAGAAGCAGACCGGCAAGACTTTCGCGGAATTGATGGCAGAGGGCAATTCACTTGGAGATGTGCTGCAGGTACTGGCCGACAGTGTGGACGGTGACACGACCGCGTTCAACAACATGTGGTCGAGTTCCGAGGCCGGCGTCGGTATGCTGTCCATCCTGAACAGCGGAACGTCCAAATACAACAGCCTGGTGCAGGCGATGGAAGGAAGCACCGGGGCGGCAACCACTGCATTTGAGAAGATGTCAGAAACCGGGGAATTTGCCCAGCAGCGTTTCCAGAACGCCACCGAGAACCTGAAGATAGCGATCGGTGATGAGCTTGCACCGGTGCTGATGGAACTCCAGCAGAGTGGGGCAGATGCGATGGAATGGGCAACGGAGTTCGTCAAGGAACACCCGGAAGTAGTGGCGGCAGTCACGGCACTGGCAGCAGCCCTTGCAGTACTGGCAGCAGCACTGGTCGGGTTGTTGGTCGTTCAACAGGTTACAACAGCATTTACGAAGTTTTCAGCGGCACTCCTTGCGAATCCAGTCGGTGCGGTGGCAGTAGCCCTTACAGCCCTTACAGCGGCGGCCGTTGCATTCGGTGCGGTCATGAAAGACCGGACATCGGAGTCAGTAAAGAACCGGAAGGCGATCGATCAGTGCAAGGATTCCTACGATGAGCTGAAAGACAGCATGGAAGAGCATGCGAAAGAGAGAAAAGAAAGCATCAAAAGTGCGAAAACAGAAGCGGCTACCTACCAGAACCTTGCGGACAAACTCTACGATCTGGCGGATAAAACAAATAAAACAGCCTCAGATAAAGCACAGATGAACACGATCGTCGACCAGCTCAACGGAGCCATGCCGGAGCTTGGACTTTCCATTGATGAAACAACCGGGGCACTGAACAGGGAGAAATCCGCAGTGGATGCCGTGATCGATTCCATGAAGCAGCAGGCACTTGCAAATGCTTATCAGGAACAGGAAAACAAGGCGGCTTCTGATCTGGCAGAGGCACAGATCCAGCTGTCAGAAGCGGAAGAAGTGCTCAACGACCTACGGTCACAGGCAGTAAAGAAAATCAATGAACATAACGCTGCAGTACAGGATGGCACGGAATCCGTGCAGGAAATGGCGAGCAGTTACGCAGCGGCCGGCGAACCGGTCGATAAATATGCATTGCAGCTGAACGCCCTGAACGGCCAGATAAAAGAACAGAAAGAAGTCGTTGCCGGCTTACAGGGGACAACTTCGGAAGCAGATGAAAGATACAACAAAATAGCGGAGAAAGCTTACGAGTATAAAACCGCTGTTGAAGAATCAAACCAGGGCGTGGCAGATTCTGCAACAGAAATGTCCGATGAGGTCAAACAAGCCTACGAGGACATGAAAACGTCCATCCAGAACAACTTGAAAGGCGTTGTAAATGCATACGAAGATTTTTCGGGCGGTGAAGAGATTTCAGCAGGAGATGTAGTAACACATCTGAAAAGTGCAGCAAATGGTGTAGATCAGTGGGCAGATAACCTGATAACCCTTGCAGGACGTGCCGGAGAGGGCATGACGAAAGAATTTTTTTCATATTTGGTTGATCTGGGACCTCAGAGTGCAAATCTTGTCAAAGCATGCACAGAAATGTCAAAAAAAGAATTACAAGATGCAGTGGCAGCATATTCTGAGAGTGGTGGCGAAGCGGCAGAAGCCTATTCAGAGAAATTAGCTGCCATTATAACCAACTGGGACAGTACTGGTCAGGAGATCGCACAGGCGGCAGGCGAAGCCGGAGAGAAGAGCGGCAGGGAGCACACGGAAAAGGCAAAAAGCGGGATCGAATCCGGCCAGAAGGAAGTCACGGAGGCAGCCAAGAAAGGCGGCGAGGAAGCCGGAAAAGAGTCGCAGAAAGCAACAGCGGAAGGCATCGAAAAGAATTCCGGACAGGTCACACAGGCGGCTGGGAATTCCATGAAAAAAGCAGCAGACACGGCAAGGACTTACCGAAGTTCTTTTGAAAGTGTTGGTCAGAGCATGTCAGAAGGTGTTGCAGTTGGAATCAACAGGGGATCGCCTTTCATACAGAATGCGGTAAACGGTGTTCTTCAATCAGCTGTAAACGAGGCAGAAAAAAAGATAAAAAAGAACAGCCCGTCTCATGTATGGCGTGATGAAATCGGACTTAGCATGGCCGAGGGTGTCGCAGTCGGAATTGAACGCGGTGAAAAAATAGTAAATGACAGTGTTGGATCTATGGCGGACTCATCACTGGAAACCGCAAAGGATACACTTGGCATCCATTCCCCGTCCAAGGTTTTCAAGGACGAGATCGGTAAACACATCGTCGGAGGTGTGATCAAGGGCATTGAAGCCGAAGTCCCGAAGCTGAAAAAGACCATGAAAAAGATGTCCGAGGAAGCTGTCAAGGCAGCCGGTGAAGTGGATGCGGCAAAGGGCGGTTATTCCGATGCGGCGTCTGCGATCATGGAATCCATCACCAGCGGGCTTGACAAGCGTCAGGAACTCCTGGTTTCCAAGCTGGATAACAAGATTGACGGCTATGTGGATAAGGTTGTAAAAAAATACGAAAAACTGGCCGAAGACAAGAAAACAGAGGCGGGCAACACCACGGATGCAACGCAGAAGAAAAAGCTCCAGGAAGAAGCAAAAAAGTTCCGGAAGAACGCCAAAAAAATCAAGAACTATGCCAATAAATACACATCAACGTTCATGGATGCCCTGAAAGAAGGGACAGAGAAAGCTTACAGTAAGATCGAAGACGACTTAGACAAGAAGCTGGACGAGATCGCAGAAAAGTACCAGAAGGCTTACGATCGGATCATTTCTTTTCGGGACGACATGAAGAAGAAAATGTCGGATCCGGCCAATATGTACGACCTGGACACCCAGCTGACACAAGTCGAGCGGTATCAGGAAGGTCTGAAAAAGCTCAAGGACAAGATACCGGAAAGCCTGATGGACCAGATCCTTGGCATGGACCTGAACGAGGCAGACAACTTCGTGGAGCACCTGAATGCGATGTCGGAAGAGGAGCTGGAGGCGTACAAGAAGAAATGGGAACAGCTGCAGGGTTCGTCCGAAACCTACAGCAAGGAATTTTTCGAACAGCGTCTGACAGACACAAAAGCCGGATGGACGAAAGAAGTGGAAGAGGCAGCCAAGACCGCACAGGAAGCAACCGAAGAAGCCGGAAAGGAGATCGCCAAAAGCCTGATCAAGAGTCTGAATGGTGAAAAAGAAACGCTGAAAAAATCCATGCGGGGCATTGCAAAGGATATGATCGAAGCGTTTAAAAAAGCGTTTGGGCTTGGAAAAGACGGCAAAAAAGCAGAAGGCAGCAAAACGACAGCAGAGGCAAAGGGCACTGAAACTGCAGCTTCGGGCAAGACATCAGCAAAGAAAAAGAAAACGACTGCCAAAACCAAAAAGGAAGAAAAAGAATGGCAGGTATACCGGGAAACAAAAGAATATGAAAAGGCTAGGAAGAAAATCGAGCAGGGCACCCAGGCGGAAATGCAGGCAGTCATGGCAGAAGTGGAAAGGATGCAGAACACAATTGCAAGCCTGGAATCCATGGGTGCAAGCCCGACGGTCAACGTGTCATCACCACAGATCAGCCTGGCAAATAATCAGCCGGTGCAGTTACAGGCTGAGATCCATACCACGGTCGACCTGGATGGAAGGACGGTGGGCAAGGCGGTCACACCCTACGTCAATGAAAACATGAACACAATACGGAACCGGCAGAGGAGGGGAAGCTGATGGATGTACAGATCGGAAAGTATAAAATGGGCGATTTTGGGCTGAAACTGCTGGGTGTGGACCTTGGTACGCCGTCCGTCCGGAAAAGTACCGTGACCATCCCCGGTAGGAACGGTGCACTGGATCTGACGGAAGCCATTACCGGTTTCCCAGTGTACGACAATGCAACACATAAGCTGACGTTCGACTTCAAGGACGGCACTTACAGCACCTGGCTGTCAAAAGCCAGTGACATCCGCGGGAAACTGCACGGCAGGCGGCTCCCGGTCATCTTCGGGGATGACGGCTATTATTACGATGCCAGGGTAAGCGTGGACAGCAGCAAGATCAACCAGCATTACAGTCAGATCGTGGTCACACTGGATGCAGAGCCGTACAAGCTGGCACGGAAAACGTCACTGGATGACTGGGAATGGGACAGATTTAATTTTGAAACGGATATCATCAGAGACTATAAAAACATCCCGGTACCGGGTGAAATCACGGTCGTAGGGGATGTGATGCCGACGGGGTGTGTTTTTGAAGCTTCGGCGGCGGTCACAGTGACATATGACGGAAAAAGCTACCAGATCCCAAAAGGACACAGCACGGTGCCTGATATCCTGATCACAGAGGGCAGCCATACCATGCAGTTTAAAGGGGATGGCGGCACGGTTTCCGTAGAATACAGAGGGGGCAGGTTCTAATGTATAAGATCACGCTGGATGGTTCCAACCTGTACCATCCCTGGGCACGTGACCGTTGTATCACGGAAGGGTCACTGACCCAGGAAATCAACAAAAACGGCTCCTGTGATGTTTCGATCGTCCTGGATCATCCACTTGCGGCATCCGTCCTGCGGCGAAAGTCCCTGCTGGAAGTGACCCGGTTTGACCTGACAGGCAGTGAGAAGACGATCTACCGGGGCGTTGTGATGAACACCGTCGAAGACAGGAACCTTGAGATGGAGATCCAGACAGAAGGCGACCTGGTATTCTTCCAGGACAGCATCATCCGTCCGTTCCACAAGACCGGCACGGATGTACCGGGAAAGACAACGCCAGGAAATTATTTCAAGTGGCTGGTTAAGAAGCACAACGAACAGGTGGATGATTTCAAGCAGTTCCTGATCGGTCAGGTGACTATTACCGGGGAAGCGGCAGATCGGGAGCGGAACGATTACAGCACCACGAGGGACATAATGGATGAACTCGTCGCAGAAAGCGGCGGGTATATCCGAACACGAACCGTCGGCGGTGTACACTATATTGATTACCTGGCAGAATATGAACAGGCAGGCGACCAGGATATCCGGCAGGGGCAGAACATAATTGATGTTACCAAGAACGTCAAGACGGATGACCTTGCAACACGTCTGATCCCGCTCGGGTCATCGACGTCAAACAACGAATGGCCGGTCACGATCGCAAATGTAAACGGTGGCAAGGATTACCTGGAAGACGCAGCAGCCGTCAAAGAATACGGCATCATCACAAAGACTGTGGAATTTTCCGAGATTCAGGATCCGGCAAAGCTGAAAGAAGAGGGCGAAAAGGCTTTCAAAAAGATTAACGGGGCAAGCCTGGTGACAGAGTTGTCTGCGGTTGATCTGGCAGATGCCGGTTATGATGTTCAGATGCTGCGGATCGGTGAGAAAGTTTCGTGTGCAGCACCCACGTACAACATACAACAACAGCTGCAGATCACCAGGAAAGTGACCGACCTGCTGAAACCGGCAAACAGCAAGGTCACACTTGGCGGTACAACACTGACCTACACACAGCGTCAGCTACAGGCAGGGCAGGGGCGTGTGAAGTACACAACAGTAACAGCGATAACGAATGGGCAGATTGATGAGATCTGCATTTACAGCTAAAAGAAAGGAAGAAAAACATTATGGCAAATTTTTTGGATACAGCGGGATTAACTTATCTTTGGGGCAAGATCAAAACAGCATTATCAGGGAAGGTAGACAAAGTAAGCGGTAAAGGACTGTCTACGAACGACTATACGACAGCAGAGAAGAACAAACTGACAGGAATCGAAACCGGTGCGAACAAATATGTGCATCCGAGTTATACGGCGAAAACAAACGGACTATACAAAGTGACCGTGGATGCAGCCGGACACGTATCTGGTACGACACCAGTTACTAAGACAGATATCACAGGCTTAGGCATCCCGGCATCAAACACGACCTACTCTGACTTCAAGGGTGCAACAGCTAATGCGGCAGGTACACACGGACTGGTACCGGCACCGGCGAAAGGCGATACGGGTAAACTTCTGAGCGGTAAAGGAACATGGGAAGCCATGACAATGGCCTATACTGAAGAAGATTACACGCAAGCATCTGTTGGTCTCACTTTTGCAGGAAGTACCGTAAAAGCAAATATTCCAGTTGCAACTACTGGTAATATGGGTCTCATGTCTCCAGTGATGTTTTCAAAACTGAATGATTTGCCAACAGAGGCAGATTTATCTGGTATCTATGCGAAGAAATCCGACATTACAGGCGTGTATAAGTACAAGGGTTCCCTGACAGATGCAACGAAGCTGCCGACTACAGGGCAGGTTACCGGTGATGTGTACAACCTGGAAGCCGCATCTGATTACGGACCGGCAGGCACCAACGTGGCATGGGACGGCAAAGCATGGGATGCACTGGGCGGTCTGTTCGTGATTGATGCAATCACCAACACCGAGATCGATGCAATCTGCGTGTAATTCGTTAATGCAATAAGGAGGAAGACACATGGCATATCTGGATAAAACGGGGCTTACTGAGTTATGGAAGAAAGTGAAAAGTTATGTAGATGCCAATGGAGGAGGAACACCAACAACGATTACAGGAAATGCAGGATCAGCTACAAAACTCCAGACGACACGGGCAATAGATGGCGTTAATTTTAATGGTACAGCTGACATTGCCCATTATGCCGTGTGTTATACGACGGGATCGACCGCCGCAAAGACGGTCAGCCTGTCGAACTTTAAGCTGGCAGCTGGTGCAAGGGTGTTTGTGCGTTTCAGTTATGCCAACACCGCTGCAAATCCAACACTGAACGTCAATAGTACAGGGGCGAAGCCAATCTATTACCGGAACAGCAACATCCCTGCAGAGCTGATAGATCAGTACACGGTTTTGGAGCTGGTCTACAGCGGATCATACTGGTTTGTAGTCGGAAATATGAATATCCTGACCAAGGGCGACAGCATAAATATTGAATGTTTCACGGCTGGCTATGTGACATCCGCAGGCAAGGAAGTGCAGTTCTGCATTCCGGTATCGACACCGATTGTCGGCTGCAGTTCTGTTAGCATAGCATCGGCAACCGGACTGCAGATCCGGCAGAATGGGAATTATATTTATGGTGGCAATGCATCCACGCTGGTAGCGGCATCGTCCTACCGGGGCGTTGTCAACCGTAATATGGTATCTATTGCCGCAACGATGCCGAATACAACCAACGCAGTCAACAATGCACCATGTGGTGTGCATGCGGCATTGAAGCTGACATTTTCATAGGAAAGGGGAACAGGAATGGCTATAACAGAGAACTTAAAAAAGATACTGGCGGCAGTCTACGGGCGGGATGTCCGGCAGTCGATCCATGACAGCATCCAAGAATGTTACAATAACGCTGAGGCGTGTAAGAGTTATACAAATGAGCACGTAAAAGATATGGAAACAAAGATGGCAGGTATTACAGGACAGAGTAAGGCGTTGATGGCAAAAACACGCAAGGATGTCCGGAATGTACAGGCAATTTTTTCAGTAGAAAAAACAGTGTCTATCACAGACGGCAAACTGTGGGAAGCACAAGATGCTGGCAGTTCGTGTGTACTTATGGAAGGGGCAAAAACACAGTGTACAACACTGAATGTACAACGAGGCGAACGGTATATCATACATACGAGCATGGTATCACGAGCCGGTAGTGGACGCGGAAAATATCCGATTATTTTTGCAGTTGATAACAGCAGTGCCGGATTCACAATGGTTTCAGCTGTAGAAATCGAAGAAGAAGGGGACTGTGATTATATCGTTACTGTTCCGGATAATGCAAAGTATATGATGATATCAGCCAACGAGAACGGCGAAGGTATCTGGGTGCGAAGAATCAATGTTCTCACAGAGTAACAAGAAAGGAAAGACTAACGAGGATGAAAAAAGAAATGTTATGTACAGGTATTGGAGCAGTCGGTGGGGCGATTGCTTCTTTTTTTGGCGGCTGGGATCAGGCATTGATGACGCTGATCATTTTTATGGCGATCGATTACATATCCGGTCTGATCGTTGCCGGTGTGTTCCACAACAGCAAGAAGACGGAATCCGGAACACTGGAAAGCCGGACAGGCTGGAAAGGTCTGTGCAGGAAATGCATGACGCTGCTGTTTGTTCTGGTGGCATACCGGCTGGATCTGGCAATCGGTGTGGATTACATCAGGAATGCTGTGATCATCGGATTTATGGCGAACGAGCTGATCAGTATCGTAGAGAATGCCGGACTGATGGGCATACCACTTCCGGCAGTGATCGCCAATGCAATCGACATATTGACACAGAAAGCAGAAAAGAAAGGGGACGCGTGAGCGTCCTCTGAGAAAGGCGGTAGAGACTATGAACAAGATTAACCGAATGATTTCAAATTACAATTATAATCCAGGCAATATTTCCAGGATCAAATATATTGTGATCCATTATGTTGGGGCATTGGGCGGAGCACAGGAAAACTGTTCATATTACGGCGGTGGTAATCGTGGAGCATCCGCACACTATTTTGTCGGTTTCGCCGGCGAAATTTGGCAGTGCGTGGAAGATCGGAATATCGCCTGGCATTGTGGGGCGAGCAGTTACAAACATCCGGAATGCAGAAACGCTAATAGCATTGGGATTGAGATGTGTGTGCGAAAGAAGAATGCGGCGAGTCTTGGGGCAACAGATAAGGACTGGTATTTTGAAGGAGCAACAGTACAGTCTGCTATTGAGCTGACCAGATATCTGATGAAGAAATACAACATTCCTGCAGATCATGTTATTCGCCACTATGATGTAACCGGAAAAATTTGCCCGAATCCGTATGTATACAATACAGGTACGTATACATGGGATGCCTTCAAACAAGCCATTTCTGGGCAGAGTGGCGATATTCTCCCAGCAACCACCAAGCCGTGGTACCGTGTCCGCAAGATCTGGAAGAATGAGAAAAGCCAGCTCGGGGCGTTCCAGACGCTCAAGAAAGCAAAACAGTGTGCAGATCAGCATGCCGGTTATCATGTCTACAACGATGCCGGTAAAAAGGTGTACACATCCGCAAAACTCCCATACAAGGTGCGGCCGAAAACCACAAATGTTCCAATCAGGACAGGACCGGCCAAAACATACAGTGCTGCCAGAACATTTTTGCAGTCAGGTAAGTACGAGATCGTAGAAGAAAAGAACGGATTCGGCAAGCTGAAAAGCGGTGCAGGATGGGTGTATTTGAAGAAAGTGGAGAGGGTATAAAAACGCACCTCTACTTCGCAGAGTAAAGGTGCAGCATATTATACCAATCATTGTCGTTTCATATTTAAAAGTAATATTTGTACGTTGTTTCAAAAAGGGCAACCAGTTCGGACAGCTGACACGTTTGCCGTCGCAGTACTGCGTCAGGATCGGCTGTTTGACGTTCGGGCGGGATAAATAAGCGGCAAAAAGCTCATCCACAACCTCCGAGATACTCTCAAAAATATTTCGGCTGTAGATCCATTGGTGGTCAAATGCTGTCGAGGACGTGATCGTAAAATCAAATCCTTTATTGCGGTACCATTCCGTGTATACACGGTTTAAGGTAAACGACATGATCGCCAGCACATTGGCACGGATGGCGGCCTTCGGCCAGGTGGCATAGATTTCGCTGGAAGCCACATTTTTGATATAATCGCGGTAACGCACATAATAATCGCCCGCAGTGCTGTCCGTCGGGGCACCGTCATGCACCACGATAAATTCCGGGATCACTACGCGGCTTAGGACGATCTCGCCGCTCTGCGAGAGAGGTTTGATCTCCGCCTCTGCGATTTTTGGCGGATAATCGCCATAGAGCGTGTGAGCCGGGATCACGACATTGTCATATGCTTCCGGGCCGGCGAGCGGTTTCAACCGGATATCCTGCAAAGCCAGCTGATTTGCGAGGATTTCCGCACCGGAGATCGTAAGCGGCTCATAGCCCGGAGCCGTAATGCGGAAATTGTACTCTGCATTTCGCCGGGACTTAAACTGTATTCCTCCGGCGGAGCCTCCAGCTCCAACGTATCCGTCTGTCCGACACTGTCAGTTCTGACTTCTTCCAGGATCTGATCCGGTTCTCCGGTGCTTGAAATATCGATCACGGCATCCTCCACGGGAGCAGCACGCAGCTGGGAAGTAACCTGTATCTGTAATTTTCCGGTAGCCATAGAACACCTCAAAAATTCCCTTGAAAAAGTATATGCAGAAGAACAGAAAAGATGCCAGAAAACAACTCCTGTGCCGACACATCGTGCTTTCAGGCTTTTGAACCTGACATTATTCGTATATCTAATC